CCAGGTCTGGCCGAGCAGGGCGGTGAGCCCGCGCCAGCCGGCCGCCTCGCCGGGGCCGCCATCGAGCACGACATGCTCGACCAGCCAGCTCTCCAGGCCGCGACCCCACGCCCACACCGAGACCTCGATGCGGTCCTTCTGCACGTCGGCGCCGGCGGTCAGGAACAGCCCGCCCGCCGGCACCGTGCCGATCGGCCAATCCTCGCGCCGCTCGTAGAGGCGCTGCCAGTCGGGGGCCTCGCCGCTCTCGACCCAGGTCTCGCCGAGCACGCCGTTGACGAAGCTGCGCCTGGCCTCTTCCGAGCCCTGCGCCGCCTGCCAGTCGCGGGCGATCCGCTCCCAGCTGAGCCAGCCGATCGGTGAGTAGAGGCTGGACAGATGGAAGCCGATGGTCAGCGGATCGGCGCTGGTCGCGGTCGCCTGCCAGCGGCCGCGCGCCAGCATCTGCGTCTTGTGGTGCTCGGCGATCGGCTGCTCGCAGCCGGCGCAGACGTACGCCGCCGTCTCCGGCCGCCCGTCCTGCCAGCGCAGCCGCTCGAAGGTCAGCGGCTGCATGTGGGCGCAGTGCGGACACGGCACGAAGAAGCGGCGCTGGTCCGATGCCTGGTATTCGCGCTCGATCCGCGATAGGCCGCGGATCGTCGGCGTCGAGACCAGCAGCATCTTGCGCCGCCAGGAGAAGGTGCGCGTCCGGGCTTCGGCGAGCGCCACCGGGTCGCCCTCCTCGTCGGCCGACGGCGGATAGGCGTCGACCTCGTCGAGGAACAGGTAGCGCACCGGCATCGAGCGCAGGCCGACGGCACTGTTCGCCCCCGTCATCACCAGGATGCCGCCGGGGAACTGCTTCGACAGCACCGTATTGCCGGCATCGCGCGAGCGCGATGGTGCCACCTTGTCGCGCAGCCCGGGACTCTCGGCAATCAGCGGGTCGATGCGCTGCTGCGAGAACCGCTTGGCCAGCTCCAGCGTCGGCTGCACCGCCAGCATCGGCCCCGGCGCATGGTGGATGACATAGCCGATCCAGCAGTTGCCGGCCTCGGTGCCGCCCAGCTGTGCGCCCTTCATCAGCACCACCCGCTGGCAGGGGTGCGCCGGCGACAGCGCATCCATGATCTCGCGCAGGTAGGGGGTGCGCGCGGTCCGCCACGGCCCAGCTTCGTTGGCGCCGCGCGGGCTAAGCACGCGGTGCCTGTCCGCCCAGGCGGACACAGTGAGCGCCGGCTCCGGGGTGACGCCGTCCCGCCAGCTGCGCTGCAGCCGCTCGGCGTCATCGGCGCCGCCGCGCACCGGCTCGGCCGGGCGGAGCGGACCTGTGGCTATGTCCATGGAGTGCACCTGCGGCTAGCGGAAGTCGGGGGCGATGTCGGCGAGTTCCTGCAGGTGCGCGCGCACATGCGCCTCCAGCGCCGCCTGCATCTCGTAGGCGCCGACGCCGAGCTCGGCGGCCACGGTGGCGGCGATCCGCGCCGGCCAGCCGAGCCAGGCGTCGCGCTCC